AGCAACATTGGTCACTCCTTTTTCTGCCATGAGTTGAGACAGTGCTTTGTCAAACAATTTCTTTTGTTCTGCGGCCTGTGGCTTGCTCATAGTGGCCACTGCGGCCATGGCCTTGTCTCTTGCGGCCGGGCCTGCATAAGCATTGGCAGGATCTTTGGCAAGATCTATGCCTGTGGTTTTGTTAACATAATTTCCAGCAGCAGCAGTGGCAGCAGATCCAATGGCTTTGCCCACTGCACCCCAATTTACTGCTTCGGTTGTTGCGGAGTTGTTTTTACTGGTTAGTTCATAGATCTGCATTGGTTCTCCTTACGGATCTAGCAAACTTGCCAGTATCTCTGGTGCGAATAGCGTTCAACAATTTGCGCTGTAGATTTTCAGCTTGTTCAGGACTAAATTCTGCTTCGATTTGTTCTAGCAAACGGATGGCACTAGAAATAATATTGTGAGCACGATTTTCAATGAGAATTCGAGGATCACGCTCAATATATAAACTGTCTAATTCTTCTAATATACTTCGGGTGCGCTTTTGCATATTCCGTGGACCTTTGGATTATTTAGTGCATTTACCAATCAAATAAATATCTAACAACAGGACGTTCTATGACCAGTCAAATTAACCCAAACAACATCGACGGCAATTACCCAATTCCGGGCGTGCCCAACAACACGCAGGGTATGCGTGACAATTTTACCAATACCAAAACAAATTTTCAATACGCTGCCGATGAAATCACCGAGCTGCAAACCAACACAGTTTTTAAATCTGCGCTGGCAGGAACCACGCTAGACAACAACATGAATGACAATCTCATTTATGCTGTTCAACTCAGTGATGTAAGTTACAAATTGGTCACTTTTGCTGCCAGTTCAGGATCTGTTACATTGGACTATGCGGCTGCTAATTTTTATACCATGCCCAGTCAAACTGGCAACGTCAGTTTGGCGTTCAGCAATTGGCCAACAGCAGGCACAGTAGGGGTTTTACGTTTTAGAATAGTGGTCTCAAACACTGCTTACACACTTACATTGCCGGCTGCTGTGAGTCTGGGAGTCAATGGGCTACAAGGATATGCCAGTAGTGTCATAACTTTTGGCGCCACAGGAACATATGATTTTGAATTTTCAACCAACGATGGCGGCACCACAATTTCTGTCATTGATCTAACTCGCCCCAAACTAGGCAGCGCAGGAGTTGCCATTGGCTATGCTGCTGGCGCCGGTAGCACAGTAACACAAGGATCTTCTCGAACCACTGGTGTTACAATCAATGCTTATTCTGGTGCAATCACTTTGGTATCTGCTGCGGGTTCTACTTCCTGGCAAAGTTTTACTGTTACCAACTCCAAAGTTGCAGCCACAGACACTGTGATTGTGAATCAAAAATCCGGCACTGATCTGTATCGAACTCATGTCACCGCGGTGGGCACAGGTAGCTTTAGAATTACATTTGCTACCACAGCCGGCACTACCACAGAACAACCTGTGTTCAACTTTGCCGTGGTCAAAGCGGTGACGTCATAATTTTGCCCAGAGGTTACCTTGTTCGTAAATATCGGGTAAGGCAACTCAAAGGCAACCAATGACAGATTTAGAACAGATTGAAGCACTACTGAAACAATTTCGCAGACCTTGTCCAGACTCAGAACAATATCAACTCAGACTTGTAGAAGAATTCGAAGTAATAGTAGCACAGCGTTTTACTGAATATTTCCTAAAAATCCGGCGTGTGCTGGATCTAAACTCAGACATTCCTCACATGACTCGTGGCTCCGCAGGCTCCAGTCTGGTGTGCTATCTCATGGGCATCACTGACGTGGATCCAATAGAGTGGAACATACCATTTGCACGTTTTCTCAACCCCTTGCGAGATGATTTACCCGATGTGGACATTGATGTTCCGCATCATCGTCAAGAGCTGGCCATGCAGCGCATATTTGATGCATGGCCTGGACGCACAGCACGAATATCAAACTATGTGCTGTATAAAGAAAAGTCAGCACGACGCGAAGCTGCTCGTAGGCTAGGTGCTCGAGGCCGACTGCCCAGAGACATTGACTACAAAAAATTGGGTGTGGACGAAAAAGAAGCTCAAAGGATTGAGAAAAAACTCATGGGCAAAACACGCTGCTTGAGCAAACACTGTGGCGGTGTGATTGTGTTTGATCGGCAGTTACCCAAAAGTCTGTTCCGCGAAGACAATCTCATCTTATTAGACAAAAACGAAGTAGAAGATCTCGAACATCTCAAAGTGGACATTCTAGCCAATCGTGGACTCAGTCAGCTCATGGAAATAGATTCCACTCGTATGATACATGAGTATCCCGCCGAAGATGATGCCACAGCAGACTTGCTGGCTCGTGGTGATGTGCTGGGCGTCACCCAGGGCGAATCGCCAGCTATGCGCAGATTATTTAGAGCTATCAAACCCACATCCGTAGCAGACTGTGTGTTTGCCACTGCACTAGTGCGGCCTGTGGCTATGGAAGGGCGTCGCAAAGCAGCTTGGTTCCGTGACTGGACAGCCGAAGGGGCCAAAGAGCGTGCCATTGTGTGCGAAGACGATGCCATTGAACGTATCATGAAACTGATTGGTGTCAACGCCTATGAAGCTGACATGTATCGTCGAGCATTTGCCAAAAAGAACGAAGAAAAAGTCATGGAGTTCATGAACCGCCTGGGCGATCACCCACTGAAAGACGACATCTACAGAGAGATGTTGAACCTGTCAGGCTTTGGGCTGTGTCGTGCTCATGCTGTGAACTTGGGCAGACTGATCTGGGCCTTGGCCTATCAAAAGGCTCACAATCCCCGAGAGTTTTGGCGAGCAGCTTTGCTGCACTGTCAAGGTTCATATGCTCGTTGGGTATATAGAAACGAAGCCAAACGAGCAGGCTGGGATCTGCGTGAACTGGGTTTTGCAAATTGGATCACTGAAGATCCCGTTGAAAGTTTCAAACAACACGGTGCATGGAATTCGCCCGGATTCTTACCTAACATGGGTGTGCAAAATCTCTACTCCGAATACTATCAGTTTGCTGGCATAGTGGCCAACTCACGTGTGTTCAAACGTGATCGGCAGCAGTACATTCACTTTATCACCCTGGGCGTGGGCGAAGGCGAGTATGTGGATGTGATTGTGGATCGCCCTGTGAAGTATTTCAACGGCTCTGTGATTGTGGGTCAAGGGCGGCGCCACAGCAGAGATGGATCGCAGTTTTTACAAGTGGATCGCAAAAGTATCACTGCCATGGACATTGATGACTACTTGAAATTATAAACATAGTATCTACCAAGATTGACTGAGCCATAGCTTTCTAAACTGATCTAACTGCTGAAATACATTGCTATTAGGGTCTATGGATTGTCTAGTGTCTTGATAAAAACAACACGGTGCCACCGTGAATGACACTGTGTTATTGTTGTAAACTAATCCGTTTTTTAGATGCCACCAAAAACTCTGTCATAGATTATACAGTTTTGATCTTGCCTAGCAACTGTTTCAGCTTGGTTGACTGCACATCAGCAGAGATTTTGCCAACGTCGTCGGGTTCAGTGGCTGTGGGCTCACCTGGAGTAATCTGGCTTTTGGCCTTGATTGATTCGTAGATTGACGGTGCTCGTTTCTTGAACTCTTGGTATTGTTCGTCTTCGGCAAGGTCAGTAATGCGCATGGTTTCAATGTTATACTCCAGATCAATTTTTTGTCCAACGCCCGTGCTTGAGCGACTCTTCATACACTGTATTTGATACTTGCCGCGTTCCTTCATGGCTCGCGAAGTAAAGATACCAAACACATTATCTGCGGTATTGATCTTTGATATACCACCCGAAATGTGGCTGTGATCAAACTCAATTTCTTCTACCGCGGATCTATTCAACTGGCTAGCAGTGACCATTAGGATGCCCAGTTCCTTGGCCAGGTTACGCAGTTCTTCACTCACATACTTGTCTTTAACAAACAAGTCATTGGGACTGACTTTGGCACTCACAGGCATCAACAAGTCCAAGTAGTCAATCATCATAAAATCAACACGCTTGCCAGTCTTGATTTGATACTCTTTCAAGAACGCACGAATGTCGTTGATGTTGCTTTGTGCCGGCAATGCTTTGACCTGATAACTACCTGACTTTCTGCCCACCATTTTAACTTTGAGCGCCGCGGTTTCTTTGTCCTTGCGAATTTCTTTGGTGCTCATGTTGGTAAGCATAGCCGATGTTCTCAGGCCTGTGAGTTCTTCACTCAGTTCCAGTGTGATGTAAACGCCGTTGAGTCCCAGTTGCACCCAGTTCAGTGCAATGTTCATCATCACTAGACTCTTGCCTGAACCCGATCCACCAGCAAAGATGTTGAGTTCACCGCGACTAAATCCGCCATACAACAGTTTGTCTAACTGTGGCCAACCTGTGCTAACTTGTCCCCCGTTGTCAAAATACTTGGCAAACATGCCTTCGGGATCATGCCAAAAGTCTGTGCCCAAGTCCTTGGTCAAACTGATCTGTACAGCATCTTTGATCAGTTTCTCTACAGGTTCAAACTCGCCCTTTTCCAGCAAGTCTGCTGATTTGAGAATAGCACGTTCCAGTTCTTGTCGCTTGGTAAAGCTTTCAAACTCCTGCATGAACCAGTCATAGTGCCCTTCATTCAAGTCCGGGACTGTATTGAGTTTAATGCCAGTTGCGGCTGCAATCTGTGCGCGATCCGGAAGTGTGCTGAACTTGTCCGAGTGCTCTTTGATGAACTCGGCCACAGGTCGCAGACTGCGATCAAAGTTTTGTGGGTTGTAGATATTTTGAACACGCACATAGCTCTGTGCGTC